ACTGCCGGCAAATTGGATTTTGGAGTAGTTGGAGATACATCAGGTAAATTACTATCATTAGCAGCAGCAGATGCACTATCCATTTTTCTAGTTAATGATTTTCCTGGTGTTCCTGGTGGACTGATCTTAGGAACATCTGGTGTAGCATCTTTAGCTACAGATGGGGATGGTGTGGATGGTGTAACACCAGTTACATTTTTACCGGCGGGTGCTGCTGCTGTTGGGGTTGATCCTGGGGGACTAATTTTTGGAACGTCAGGAGTAGCATCTTTAGCTACAGATGGGGATGGTGTGGATGGTGTAACACCAGTTACATTTTTACCGGCGGGTGCTGCTGCTGTTGATCCTTTTTTAGCTCTATTAGCTAATAATTTTAATACAGCAAATGCTGCACCAATTGGACTTTTGGGGATATATTCTTCCCCTACTATATCAGTAACTTCTTCTTTATCTTTTACAACATTAGCAGTTTCTTTTTTATTTTTTTTCTTATCTGCAATAGATTTACCATCTAAAGACTCTTGCATGTAAATTGAATTTACAATACGAAGTTCTTCATCAGAAACCCCTAATTTACTTTGTAATGTTACCGTCATGTCATGCTCCAAATTACATTTATTTATTCTTTTATATATTATTTATGTAATTTGGATTGTCTTTATTTACAAATAATTATACTCATTATTATCACAGGTATAAACGACCTTCCGAATATCATAAGTAGCGATGGCCTTAATACAGCCGCTACAAGGCCGACTGAGGCCCCAAACCAATTTCCGCTCCAATGTATCATGATGCTTCACGCGGCAGACGTAGAGCGTAGATTTGGCCACTTCCTCTAGGGATACGAGACGTAGGGCATTCTTCAGGCAATCCGTTTCCGCATGAAGGTAAATGCTCTCAATATTCTTAGAAAATTTTGCCTGAAATGGATGTGACTTCATTTGGTTTACACCAACAGAGACAATATCGTTCTTATAAACAAGACAAGCCGCCAACCTTGCACGATTAGCGGACTCAGAATTAATTGCAATTGCGATCTTTTCCAAATAGGAAAGATACTTATGTTCACGCGACTTCATTTTATAAAATCCTATATGGTCACTTTGATTATATTAGCATATATCTCAGCATAGTCAAGTTTAAAGACTGATTGGTTCAACCTATAGTCTTTTCTGAGCATGTTGAAGATTGAGACTTCATATCCATTAGCTTCAATTTCCCATGGAAGTAACCAATATTCATCTTTGTCTATATTATATAAATTATTATTCCATATAAACTGAGAATTCTCATCTAGGTCTACCAACTCTTTTTTAAAAAATTGTTTTACGTGGACCATTTCATGAATGATTGTTTGGGTTAATATTTTTTTATTTTTAATGTATGTTATGTAAATTTTACATTTCTTTGGATCACAATTATTATCATCCCAGGAGGTTTCTGCATATATCTTAGATTCGATTTCATCCACGAATACTAATTTCACTGAATATTCTGGGGATTTTAATATTTCTGGCATTGTAATTAATAAAGTATATTCCATAATAAATTTGACATATTTCGTCATAATTCTGCTTTCAGAATTTTCCACTATAAATTTCATTGATGTTCACCTAAAATAATTTCTGTAGTAAATAGAAAATTTGTTTTTTATGCTTGACAAATGCGATTTTTCTTGTCATACTAAGGATGTCCGAAACAGATAATATATATTATATAGTTAATAACAGGGAGAATAAAAATTATTATGAGATTAAGTATATCTGAGATTTTGAAAAAAGCCGATGAGATTGATGAATCTGCTGCTAGGATTGAATTTATTAGAAAAGAACGTAGCACAGCATTGGAGACGGTTTTACAATATTGTTATCATCCAAGTGTGAAATGGTTATTACCAAAAGGTCCAGCACCATTCAAACCATCTGACTTTCCTGATGCTCATGGTATGTTGTATTCAGAAGCCAGAAAATTATATTTGTTTGTTGAAGGTGGGAATAATAATCTTACTAAAATTAAAAGAGAACAGATTTTCATTAATATGCTAGAAAGTATTGACAAGGATGATGCTGCTCTGTTAGTATCAATTAAGGATGGTGTTATGCCATATCGACGTATAACTAGAAAATTTGTAGAAAAGGCATTTCCAGGTTTAGTATGAGCAAGACATTCAAAAAAAATAGAACTAAGTTCGATGATGATTATCTAGATTATAATGATGAATCAAATCGTAATAAGGATAAACAGAAGTGGAAAATTGAACGTAGAAAACAATCTCGTAGAGATAATATGATATCAGATAAATTTGATGATAGTGAAGGTGATAATAACAATGAAAAAGATTACATTTAATGAAAACCCAACTATCATTAATTCTGGTGTCTTATATGATCATATTGATTTTTGCAGTAATATACCTGTAGGAAAATATACTCTAAGAATTATTAATTGTTATGTCGGAATAGGCATGAGTGATAGATACTTTCAGGAATCATTTATAGAGATATATTTGGGAGAAGAAAATGTAACAAAATCACTTCTTAGGAAATGGGCATATGAGAATGAGTCTATTTTTCCAATTTCCGCCACAACAGAAAATCTTAGAGATATCTTAAATCTATTACATAGCATTGGATAAAAATGCCAAATTATACATTTACAGACACAAAGACAAATGAACAATTCTTAGAATTTATGTCTATGTCTGAGAAAGACGAATTTTTAAAAAACAATCCTCATATTTTACAGACATTAATTACTCCAATTGGATTAGTTGATTCAGTTAGAATTGGAGTAAAAAAGCCAGATAATGGTTTCCGGGATGTTCTGAAAAAAATTAAAAAGGCTAATCCATTAGCAAAGGGAATTAATATTCATTAATCATACAAGACGAAAGGATATGTTGTATGGCATTATCTGCTACTAAAAAAATTAGAAAAAGATCAAGAGTAGATTTAGAAGAACAGGAACAATTTAAGTTAAAGACCAAGGAAATAAATCCATTAACCCTTTCGCAAGAAGATGCCTTTGACTATTATGATGATGGAAATCATTTAGTTTTTCATGGTATAGCAGGAACAGGTAAAACCTTTATATCATTATATTTGGCAATCAATGATATATTAGATGAAAAAAGTAAATATGATAAAATTCTGATTGTTAGATCAGTTGTGCCATCTAGAGATATTGGATATCTCCCCGGAAATATCAAAGATAAAATTTCCATTTATGAATTGCCATATGAAAATATTTGTAATGAACTATTCACAATGAGAAATTCATATTCATATCTAAAAAGCAAAAATAAACTAGAATTTCAATCTACATCATTTATTCGAGGATTGACCTTTGATAATACGATTATCATTATTGATGAAATGCAGAATATGACATCAATGGAATTACATTCAATTCTCACTAGGATTGGTAAAAATAGTAAATTTATTATGTGTGGCGATTATCGTCAAAATGATTTATTGGATAAAAAACATGGACAATCATCAGGATTAAATGAAATTTTGAAAGTATTAGAAATAGTTAAATCTGTTAAGATAGTTGATTTTGGTATTGATGATATTGTCAGATCAGGATTTGTTAAAGAATATATTATAGCAAGAGATAAACTTGGATTATCATAATAGAAAAAAATTCAACTTCATAAGTGATTTTGATCAATCTAAATTAGATGTAGTAAGCTCTATTGATACTGATATTGGTAGAGTTTATTCAAATCCAATCACCGGGGAAAAATATCCATCTGTAACTACAGTTATGTCATTTCTTGCAAAACCAGGAATTGAAAAATGGAAAAAATCAGTTGGCGAAGAAGAGTCATCAAAAGTCATGTATCGAGCCTCTAATAGAGGAACTGCTATTCATGATTCATGTGAACGATATATTTTAGGGGAAGAAACTTATATTGATAATAATGATTATGTTCTTCATCAGAACTTTCAGGACATAAAGAAAGTTCTTGACAATAAGGTGGATAACATATATGCTCTGGAAAGATCGTTATACAGCAACTTTCTCGGATTAGCCGGAAAAACTGATTGCGTAGCTGAATATGATAGGAAACGTTCTATCATAGATTTTAAGACATCCCGTAAGATTAAACAAAAAAAATATATTACGGGATATCTTATGCAGGCAACAGCATATAGTATTATGTTTGAGGAATTGACAGGTATTGGAGTTCCACAAATTGTTATTATAATAAGTGTGGATAATGAGGGGCCATCAGTTTTTATTGAAAAACGTGATAATTATGTTGATGAATTATTAGATACAATTAAGAAATATAAAAAAGCACATGGAGATATTAGTGAGTAATAATATTACAGCAAATGCACATCTAATTAATATTAGAGAAATTTCAACGAATAATTCAATTTTATTGATTGATGCAGTTCAACATTATGTAGAATATAATGGACTTGATCCATATTTTGTAGCTGATATAGTTCATTCAGATAAAGAATTCTTATCTGAAATTCAGAAGGAAGCAAAATTTCTTAATCTATTAAAGTAATATGCATGACTGATTATGATGCATATTGCATGTTTTCAAGTATGAAAATGCATTTTAATAATAAAGAATATGATTATTTCAAATATAATGGAAAAATAAAAAATACTCATATTTTATATAAAAACAATCCTAACAAATTACTTTTCAATAGACTATCAAAGAAACCCGATCCCAAAAATCTAATATTATCTAATCTATTAGTCAATAAAAAAATATGGGTTACTGATTGTTTATCTAATGAAGGGGAAACAATCAGAAAAAATTGGGATAAGATCAATCAATCATTAACATATAATTATAAGAAAGATTTATTGAATCTTAATGATAATTTCAATGACAATTTTATAATTGCGAATGATAATCAATATCCATTGATAGTTAATCTTTTAAACCATAAAAAAATCACATTGGAGACATTTATTATATTAGATAAGCTAGTAAATTTTCTTCCAAAGATTAATAAGTTGATAAAAGATACTATCATTTGGCCAGAACTTTATTTCAAGATTCTCAAGTATTCTCCCTTTATTCAGGTAGATCGGGAGATATATAGGAAGGTAACTGTAGATACTTTCAGTTAGACTAAACAGACTATACAACATATAATAACATACAATAGATATAATAAGGATATAAAAATATGGTAGATTTCGCTACATTAAAAAACAATAGATCAAAATCTATTGAGAGTTTAACCGAAGAGTTAAACAAAATCAATACAAAATATCAAAATGATGATGACAAATACTGGCAACCAACTGTTGATAAAGTAGGTAATGGTCAAGCTATTATTCGTTTTCTTCCACCACCAGGGGATGAAAAGTCACCATTCATTAGATATTGGGAACATGGGTTTAAAGGTCCCGGTGGTTGGTATATTGAAAAATCATTAACTACATTGGGTGAGAATGATCCATGTGCGGAGTATAATAATACATTATGGGAATCTGGTAAAGAAACTGATAAGAAAATTGCTCGTGATCAAAAACGTAAACTATATTATGTTAGTAACGTTTATGTGGTAAGTGATCCTGCAAATCCAGATAATGATGGTAAAGTATTCCTATACAAATATGGTAAAAAAATCTTTGATAAGATTACTGATCAAATGAATCCAGCATTTGAAGGTGATGCTAAAATCAATCCCTTTGATCTATGGGATGGATGTAATTTCAGATTACGTATTCGGAAAGTTGAAGGATACCGTAATTATGAAAAATCTGATTTTGCGGCTCAAGCTCCATTATTAGAAGATGATGATGAAATGAAAGTTGTTTGGGAATCAGAACATGCTCTACAGCCAATCATTGCACCTGACAAGTTTAAAACCTATGATGCATTAAAAGCCAGACTTGATAAAGTATTAAAAATTAATACTACAACAAAATCTGGTTCATCTGATAGCGAAAAATCAGATAGTTCATCTAAGTTTAAATCTACTAAATCATCTAGTCCACCATGGGAATCTAGTAATTCAGATGATGACGATGATAGTGAAGATACTACTAATTTCTTCAAAAAACTCCGTGATGGGGATGATGAGGATTAATACAGAAAATGTATGTAGTAGGATCATTTAATAATAAATCTTTTGAAGAACTAGCTGATGTTACCGATTCTACAAAAATAGAATACGGTAACATCCATGGATATAAAGTATATTTAAAAAAGGATAACTGGCGAAGTTCTGATATGGGTTTCGCCAGAATTCATTATGTAAAAGAAGTGTTTGAATTATTCCCAGAAACAGAATGGTTATTTTTAGTTGATTGTGATGCAATCATAACTAATTATAAGATTAGAATAGAAGATATGGTTGACAACAACTATCATCTGATATATACTGTCTATCATAATGGGTTTAATGTTGGAAATGCACTATTTCGTAATAGTCCAGAAGGTAGGGATTATATTGATTATATCCTTTCATTAGAGGAACAATATTTACCTAATCCCTGGAAAGAACAACAAGCTATTATTGATAATTATGAAAAATATAAGAATATCATTAAGGTTGTTCCTGCTAGATTTATGAATAGTATTCAACGTCAGGTGTATGATAGGTATCAACTTCCAACTGAAATTGATCTATTAGGACATAATATGTTATGGCAACCGGGAGATTGGGCGTTACATTGGCCGGGTGCGGATCATAAAGGTCGAATTGAACAAGCTAAGGTTATGTTAAATAATATTGTGAGGTAAATTGTGCAAGAAATACTTAATTTAGTATCTGATTATATTTTCGATAAAAACAATAATAAAGTATGGAAAGAAGGTGATCAGATCAATTATTCTGGCCCCTTCTTTAATGAAAAAGAATATGTTGCAGGAGTGAAATCATTACTTGATGGGTGGTTAGGTTTAGGAAAAGCAGGTTCTCATTTTGAATCTATGTTTCCTAAACAACTAGGTAAAAAATTTGGTATTCTAACAAATAGTGGATCATCTGCTAATTTATTAATGTATTCCGCTCTGAAAAGTAGACGGTTATATAATCTACCAGAGGGAACTAAAATTCTGACTCCGGTAGCAGGATTTCCTACTACAATCAATCCTATTATTCAATTAGGGTTTACACCAGTATTTGCCGATATTGAATTGGATACTTTAAATCTAGATTTAGATTCATGTGAAAAAATAATTCAACACGATCATGACATTAAAGTATTATCATTTGCCCACGTATTAGGCAATCCTCCTAATATGGAAAGAGTAATGTATCTTGTTGATAAGTATAAACTAATTTTATTAGAAGATTGCTGTGATGCATTAGGATCAACCTATAATGGAAAATTATTAGGTAGTTTTGGGCAAATGGCAACTTGTAGTTTCTATCCTGCCCATCATATTACAATGGGAGAAGGTGGGTTCGTGGCAACTAACTCTACTGATGAACACACTGTATTAAAATCATTTCGTGATTGGGGTAGAGGATGTTATTGCCAGGGATCGGCAGCTAATAATTTAAAATGTGGAACTTGTGGTAAGAGATTTTCAAATTGGATGCCAGAAATGTCCAATGAAATTTTTGACCACAAATACATCTATGATGAAATTGGATATAATCTAAAACCAATTGAATTACAGGCTGCTATTGGTCTAGAACAATTGAAAAAATTAAAACAAATAATTTCTTGTAGAAGGAGGAATTATTTTGGAATGTATAGTATGTATTTCCCTTATGGAAAGTATTTTATTTTACCAGAAGCTACTATTAATTCTGTTCCATCCTGGTTTGCATTCCCATTAACTATCACACCTGATGCTCCATTTACTAGAGAAGAAATAGTAAATCATATGGAGAATAATGGAATTCAGACAAGACCTTATTTTGGTGGAAATATTCTATTACAGCCTGGATATACTGATATTGCAAAAAAATATTCTAATAATCCAGTAACAGAATTTCCAAATGCAACATATGCGACTAGAAATACATTTTTTCATGGGGTATCTCCTAACCTAACTGATGAACAAATGGATTATATTAAGAAAACATTAAATAAGTTTATGGAGAAATATTCATGAGAGTATGTGACTATATTGCCAATCAATTAAACAATATTGGTATAGAACGAATCTATGGTCTAATGGGCGGTGGCGCATCAGGATTAAATGATGGATTTATCAAACATCCAGGACTAGATTATATTTGTTTTCATCATGAACAAGGAGCAGGACATGCGGCAATTGGTGAAGCAAAAACTAGAAATTTTCTGTCTGTGGTTAATCCTACTACTGGCTGTGGCGGAACCAATTGTATTACTTCTGTTCTGGATGCATGGCAAGATAGTGTCCCAGTATTATTCATTTCTGGTAATGTGAGACAAGATCAAACATCCTACATGTATAATAAAAAGATGAAAGATGAAGATCATCTTTTTATTAGGAAACATGGTATTCAGGAAAATAATATTATTCCAATTATTGAAAGTATTACGAAATATTCTAAATTTGTAGACAATGTTGGTTTAATTAGAGGAATTCTACAAAATGCAGTAAATGAAGCTTTATCTGATAGAAAAGGTCCAGTGTGGTTAGACATTCCTTCTGATGTTCAGACTGCGGAAATTCCAGATGACACTAAGGATAT